GCCGCACCTGAGAAACCAGTACCAGGCTGTGCTTGTGTGAATTGGTTTTCGCGAAATCTAGCCATTAGACAAAAGGCATCGCCATAGACGAGCCACCCTGTAATAAAGAAGTCATAGCGCCCAAACGGCCACGCCTCATAGCTTGACGACCTGCCGACCTAACTGCCATTTGGTTAATACGAGTCGCTGTATCTTCAGCCTCTTGCGCTCTACGCGCCTCTTCCGTATCAGCTTCGATAGTCTCCATAGGAGAACCCGCCAACTCCAAGCCTCTAGCTGAAGCTGTAGCAATCTGAGAAGCGATAGCCTCATTTAAACTTTTAGTTCGAGCAAGCTCTTTCTGTTTAGCTTGGAGGCCGATAGCCTCAGCTTCCGTTTTACTCTCTTGTCTTTGTATTTGTCCCTGAGCAAACTGACCACCGGCACTCAACAGAGAGCCTGCGCCCATTGCGCCCATGAATACTGGTGCTGCTGCCGCTGCCATTATGAATCAATCTCCACAATCATATCTAAAGGGTTGAAAGGGTAAGGCCCTTCTTGGCTCATTGTAACATAAGCCTCTACAGACCACCCGCTTAAACGGACATCAAAACGCCCGCTTCTTATCTCATCATCGGTCTCGGGAAAAACCAAATTCTCACCGTTAACTGTCACACCTTGAGAGTCTAATAAATTACTCGAAACCGAGACGATACGTTTAGGCTCGCCCGCATGAGGGCCATCTTGTAACGTCACATTCAAAGGCATTGTAGTTAAGGTGGGGGCGTATGAGTAACCAACAACCCAATCCGTTATTGGGTCAGGTAGGGTGACACTACCGCCCGAGATTGTCAGCCCCTCATAAACCGCCCCCGAAACTTTATCAATAATTACCGCATCACTCCCATCATATCGGGTAGGTACGGTTAACGTAGTCGAACTCGCTTGAGTCCCGCTTGCATAGTGGTCTAAATACTCAGAGCCAATCTTAACCAAGGTCATATTGGTATCTACAGTCGTGCCCGTCTGCCTATCTACAATCATGTAGACATCAGAGCCAAGGGTTACAACATCAATAAAAATACCTGTGACATTATCGCTCTCACCCGTGGTAAATGTAGTCCACGCCAACACCCCTTCACTCTGAAGGGTGTTTAATACAGCCATGCTCCCACCGGTAACGGTGTATAAATAGACTGAATCTGAATCTTGACTAGCCGGAGCTGCCGCCATACGGTCAGGAAAGTTAACCACGTTATCAGCCAACATACTCAAGCTATTAGCTGTGTAAGCCTTCTCAGCATTTAAGAAGACGAAATTTCTTACAGCGCCGCCGCCATCACTTGTGCCACCCGTAATACTTCGAGTGGTTGAACGGCCTTTCTGACCAAAGATAACCTGATTATCCAAAGAGACTACATTCGACCCATAAATCGAACCAAACTCACTTTGCTGGGGAAAGGCTACGTTAGTGGGTGTTACAGGAATCTGAGGGCAGTAATACTCACTACTCTCGGTAAACACACACAAGTGCCTATCGGAGTAAACATTCACAATCCCTGAATTACTAGAAGTCTCAAGAGTTACATTAATCGCCTCATTATCTAAAGAGCGGAAGTTCCTGAAATCAAAATACTGACCGATACGACTCATCCAAATAGTCTGAGGGCGAGATGGCGAGCCACCGAACACCAATCTATTCTCATGAAAAGTTACAGTACCAGGCCATCCACGTGTAGCACTCCACACATCCTCAGTGCGAGGTACGCCAACCACAGTATTAGTAGCGGCAGATGCAGGGGGTGCGGCAGCAGTAAGCTCAGGGATAGCTAATACAGCGTCATAGTCTTTAGCAGCGCCACCGGCAAATGTAATCTCGTAAATAGCGGGAGCAGCATCAAACACGGCAGTAATATCGCCCGAGAAGTTATTTAAAATCTCTTCACACGCTTTCTGCACATTTGTAGCTGTGTAAGCCGTAGCTGTCTCTACAGGGTAGGCGCTAGACTGAATGCCATCTATCTGTATTCTCCATGTGTCACCCCCTTGGCCAGCAGGAAGCGCAACAGTCCACACCGCACTCGTAGGGGTCGGAGAAGAGGCGTCATCGAAATCAAACTGAGGGATGTTATCCAAAGTGATCGTGGTAACAGTCCATGTGGTCGCAGATGTACTCGTAATTAAGATGGGTGCGTTAAGGGGGTTAACCATAATAATCCCATCAGTAGAGATTACATAGTCAAATTCACGATCAGACCAACCTGTGATAGTGAAGTAGTCATTACCAGATCCATTAATGTTAGCCTGCTTTACACCATCTTGATAGACAGCTACACGAAGATCACCCGCGCCATTTGAATACAAGACCAAAATATATTCATCAAACGCAATCAATCTACGCGTCCAATCTGACAAAGTTCCGATGTCTATATCATCAATATACTCAAGACCAAAGCGCTTAACCACACCACCTTGAGGCTGAGTTAAAACATTATCAGCAACACTCAGCCCCTTATAGTACTGAGCCAAGTCATAGCGTGAACCCATTTTAGGGGATAACACCCCTGAATTGAGTGAAGAGATAGCCTGAAACGACCTCATGCGTATTGAAACTCGTTACTACTGCCGGAAAGGTGAGCATCCAAAAACGGACTACTTGTTAATGGAAGTGCAGGTCTATTCATTGAATCAGCAGTACGAGCGACATTAACTTGCTCAAAGTACTTGCGCTCAAAGGTAGCATTCAACTCTTGCTTGTCAGTCACAGCAATCGCGCCATCAGCCGCTAAACGGTAGACCATTAACTTAACAAAGTAGGGAGGCCAAGTAGATTCATCCGGCCTAAAGATATAATCAATATCCAACTCAGATAGATTTGAGTAAATTTCTTGCTCAAAGATTTCCCAATCCGTGCCCTGTGGTCGGACAGTTTGCATCATAAGGAAGTCAGCGGGAATATCGTATTTATATTGATATTGATTTAATGGGTCAGGAGATGCGTTTAAAACTAGCGTGCCTTTCTTCATAGCAAAGCGCCAGTAATTCTCCGTCAAGACAGCCTCTACGGTCTGCTCATAAATCTCATTCATTGTCTTAGCCCCATTGCCAGGGTCAGAGAATGAAGTTATTGCATTATCACCTAGAAGCTTTAAAGCTTGTGAGGCAATTTGTACATCAGTGAATGCCATGAAATTACCTATAGAAAGAATGCCTCCCCCGAAGGGGAGGGCTTAAGACTTATGCGAAGTCGTTAGCTTCACCAACTGTAGCAGCACCCGCAGTTACAGACATCTTCAGGAAAGATGTTGCATCAGAAGCGCTAGCCAAGATAACTGAACCATCTTGCAGACCCAGACCGCCTGTAGTAGCAGCAGCGTCATCAAAGTAGTTAGCACCTTTAACAGTAGCCAAGTTGTCAGCGCTTGAGTTATAAACAAAAACACGTGAACCATTGCTGTTAGCCAGAGAGCTAAGAGGAATAAAATTTTCTGCTTCAAAAGCCATGATAAACCTCCTTATGACTCATCAACGCCAACTGTTACGATGCCTTCAGCGTCACGTGCAACAGCACCCGCTTTATAAACACCATTACACAGCCAAGACGTTTTCTGTGGTACGTAGTTAACTTCAGTACGCGCATCCAAGTTGACAGCGATACCCAAAGCAGCCTTGTGATAAGCCAAGCAAGTACGGTCACTACCAGACAGCGGCAAACCACCCTCAGCACGATCCTCAATCATCTTCCAAGTGAAACCCATGAAAGTATTGATCTCACCACTCATCAACAGACGTACAGAGTTGTAATCCTGTGAAGTGATAGTAGTATCGTTCAAGATGTCTTGCAGAGCAGCAGGAGAATGTACAAGCGTACGCTCCATACCAGGAACCGCGTCATCATTCAGCAGCTTGCTAGCTTGAGTGATCTTAGCCAGAGAAAGGCCAGTACCACCGGGAGCAACAATCTTAGTTGTACCTGAGTTAACAGCAGCGTCAATAATCAACTGGTCATCACGGCGGCCAAGAGCCATTGCGATGGTTTTAGCCAACTCAGCACGCTCATCGAAGTTAACTTCAGCTTGGTCAAATATATCCGTATACTCTGGAGCATTCCAGTTTTCCATTGTGGCAGTTTGACGGCTATGGGTAATGTCCATAGGGGTAACGTCAGCTTGCGAAGCTTTTTGGTTAGCAATACCTTTACCCATGCGAGTAAATTTGTATGCTTCACCTTTAACGCCAGTACGTACAGTGACAGTATCGCGAAGTGTTTTAGAACCTTGGTAGGCGTGTTTTACTTCACTGTCAAATTCGGTAATGGCTGCATCAGAAAGAAATTTAGACATTTCTAATCTCCATTAAAGTTTAACAAAAGGTTTCTGCCTTACTTCGCTGGAGTGTCCTAATACAAGGGGCCAGCTATGTTTAGCTAATCCTATCTGTATTAGGGCCTTGGATAAGGGTATCCTAGATAAGTGTTACCATTATACACTAGATTTACTAAAAGTAACACCTATGCTCGAGTAAATTCAAAAGCTATAGAAGTGTCCGCCAATCCAGGGCCGCCATCACGCTCATGCTCAAATGCTAGATTAACCACTTGATTAGTCGGCAAAGCATTAACAACCGTCAGCGCATCATAGAAATAGTTGGCTGATCCAGTTTGGTTGTTTGAATCTTCATAGTAAACAGTAGAGGTATCAGCATCAATGATTCTTACATTGTGAGTCCTGTTA